ATCCAACCATATGTTTTCGGCCAGCTTTTCTTTAAAGTTCCAGCTAAGTTATCATCTGTTTCGTTTCTCTCGTTAACTGCATCAACCAAGACACTTGTACCAGCTTCTATACCAGCATTACCAAAGAATCTAGCAAAGGTACCTTTACCAAGTTTCCATTGAAGCTTGGCATTAGCAGTGTTTGCTTTCCCTTTGAAATACTTAGATAGATATAACTGAGGAATAATAAATCCTGAAAGATCTCTTACAAAGTTAAGTGTCTCATCTTCATATCTTGGAAGCTTAGGGATAGCTACATTTGGGATTTTATTTGCTAAATCTATTCCAAAGTCAACTACTCCAGCTCCTGCTGCGGATGGTATTTGGCTCCAAGTTAATGGGTTCTTAGCATTAAACTTATTAGTTTCTTGCCAAGAATTTTCAAACTTCTCACCAAATAGTGTAGGTTTATCTGTTTGTTGTTCTACTTTTTGTTCAACTGCACCCGTGGATGGAGTATCTGTAGTTTGAGTAGTATCCGTTGTTTCACCCGTAGGCAACACTTCTGAATTAGCTGGAGGTTGTCCAGTTCGCATTTGCTCTTCTAAATCAAATCCAGATTGAATTTGATCTGAATAAGATTTAGCTTCTTCAGTAACCGTCGGATATACTACTTCATTTTCTTCATCATTCATTTGTTTGTATGAAACTTGGTCTTTTTAACATCTCTAGATATTGCATATCTCCAGTATGTTTATACATAAGTTGAGTCCATCGGTTTTGATCCCATGGTTCAAACTCACCATTATTAATTAGTGGAACATTGGCAAAGTCATAATTGTAGGCAGATAAGAAATCCATAGATACAGCAAAATCAATATCGCTATTAACTGCTTGCTCTGTTTCTAGTTCTGAGACCCACGATTGTATTTGTTCTTCCCCTAAATTCTCATAAAGCATGTCAAGATATTTTTGTCTTCTCCATTGTTGTCTATCAACATTGGACATTTTTTCTAAAAGACCACCTTTTTTTAATTCTTCTTTGTAAAGAGAATCAGTATCCTTTTTAATTTTCTGTATCTTTAAATGTACTGGACTATCTTCTCCATGGTTTTCTTTTATTCTATTTTCAAGAGTTCTAGATTGTTGCCAAAAACCTTCAAGAGACATATTCTCTCCACCTTTTAGTTTGGATTGATGTGAATTTTCTTTCAAGTATTCCTTAACTAATGGGTGCATTATGGATTCATTTAGTTCAGGAACTAACTTTTTATTCTTTCCAATAACTCTATTTGTAGAAGCATCAGTTTTGTTATAAGTTAATTCATCTATAGACAAGCTATCTAATTTTTCAAGGTTTGAAATTGCTTCGGGCTTTTCTAATGGTTCAAGATCTACAGCTTCTCTGGCATAGTTAATAATATCTAAACCAGTAAGTAATTCTCCATCTGGACCTTTGTAACCAAATCTTCTTGCTATGTAATTAGCTCTAGCTGGAACTACAAATGTACCCTTACTATATTCTTCTCCATACTTTATTAATTGATCTGGAGAGAAAAAACTGTTAGCAGTCATCACGGATTCTTTAAATCCTTTTTGAGTTAATTTATCTATTGTCTGAATTATTGCTTTGTTGTCAGATTGAATAGTTGGGATATTAGATACATCAATTGAGGTAGGAGCTTTCCAATCACCGTTAGGTCTATAAATAGATTTACTAGCATCTGTATTTTCAATATCAGCAATAAATGCATTTTTTAAAATCTGATATTGTTGTGAACCAACATTCTTATTATCAGGTTCAGCAATAGCAGCAGATATCATATTTTGTTTTAACAACCCTTTGAAGTGATCAATTAGTTATGAAACTTCATCACTCTTTGTTTCGTTAGTTACTCCTGCTTGAGAAAGAATTAAATCTTCTATATAACCAGATTGTTTTTCATAATCAAATCTTGCATTCTGTACATTTTTAAAAAGATCTTGTACATTTTTATCCATGTAAACAGGCATCTCATAACCTTGAGCTATCGCATCTTCTGATGACCAAACTTCACCATTCATTATGGCTTCAGTTAAATCTGACTTTCTTTCTTTGTAGTAGTTTTCTTTATGTCCAAAGTCCTTAATAGCATCATCTATTTTTGGATGAGAAAAGCCATTCTTTCTACGTTGCTCACTACGTAAGATTGTGAGTTTGTTTATAGCATCTGGATGTAAACCATAATCAGTCCATTCAAATGTATTAATTAAATCTGTGTACTCTTTGTTATTAGATATTTTCTTTATAGACTCAGATCTTTGAAAATCAGCTATTTCCGCAGATTCCATTAATTGTTCTATTTCAACTAAATCTTCAAAAAATTCATCATTAAATTTAACTAGCTCATTATTCCTACCAGCATGTTCAAACTCTTTATTCTCAGCCAAAATCTGTACATATAACTCTTTTGTGAGAGTTTTGTTTTTAGCCATTTCTTTCAGAACTTTAAAAGCATCTCTAGTAGATTCACCTTTATTCATTCCATTGATAGTTTGACTATCTTGATAGTTAAAGACACAAGAGGTTCCATTACCACCTCTAATACATGCTTCTAATTCAGTTTTATATTTTTCAGTTCTATTATCTTTAATTTCATTTTCCCTAGTTGCATACCATTCTGAGTAGTTAGTAGAGTCAGCTTTTCTGACAGTACCAAAAACATATTCATTAAGAATAGCTGGGTTGATATCACCAAATTGCTTATAAAAATTAAATCTATAGTTAGTTAAAGCAGAATTATATTCTTCATATGTTGCTGCTCCTTTTGTAGCTTCAGCAGGATTATAATTAGCAGCTTTCTGTTGAGACCACGCTGTAACAGCTCCTAACTTTTCAGATGCATTTAACTTTCTAAAGCTTTCAGAAGTCCAGATGTCTCCACCTTGCTGTTCCCAGTTAAAGATCTCTTCGTTAATAATGTTTCCTTCTGCTCTAGCTTTAGCTTCGGCTTCCTTAAATGATTGCGCCTGTCCGGGATCTATCCCATTCTCTTGCATCCACATATAACCTTTAGCTCTATCAGCTACTCTTTTCTCTTCGTCTTTCTTAGCAAAATATTTACCAAGGGTACCTGACATTTCAGATAGAGACTTGAGATTTTGACCAGCTATTTCAGCAGATCTTTTGTAGTTACTGGACTCTTGTGCCCAGTAATTGTCCATCCCTTCGTTGATCTGTTTGTAACTCTCTTGAAGGGGTGCGGCGTAATCTTCCGATCTTATCGGGTTAAAGCCGGGTTGATCTACCATAATGTAATTCCTCCATCAGGTGTTAAATGACTTTCATAACTACCAAGCGGCATATCTCCACCTAAATTACCGGTACCTGTTTCCATTCCGCCAGCAAATGATGAAGCGGCTCCTAAGAAACCTTGTAATATTGGCATAGATGTATTCTCCATTTGTGGAGCATTTGGAGGAACGCTTGCCACAGGTGTGAACATAACATTTCCAAACAGTTGATTTCTCTGACTCCTCTGTTGATTTCTAATTGCTTCAACTTGATTTTGATAAGCTTCTCCTGATCTAGTTAGTTTGAAAGCTAGGTCAGCTTGCTGTTGTCCGAATGCTGCAAAGTCCATAGTCTGTAATCTTGCGACTCCTCGACCAGTAGCTCCACTAGCTATTCGTTTTCCTAATTTTTGATTGACATATTGTTTGAACTTTTCTTGACTTGCAGCAAGTGCTTTTGACTGCTGCGCACCTAATGCAGCTTGTGCTTGGGCGTACCCTCGGTTAGCTGCTAGGTCATTTTCATTTAAATCTGTGGTGTACTTATTTACTTTGGCTCCATAAATCGAGAGGTCTTGAAACCATCTACGCTTACGTATTTCTAAACGTCTTTCGTATTCTCGTATGGCTGCTCTGTTACGAGCTTTCGCTGCACTGCTTGCAGCAAATCCACCAAGTATTGAACTAGCACCACTAAATACTGCTCCCCACACGGCAAAACTCTATAAAGGATAATTGATTGGGTCCATATTTTAGTTCCCTTAAAAACTTGAACCCTAGGAACTTCAGAAGTCTTAAATGTACTTTGTTTCGTTTATCAACGATGTTCCAAAGTAACGGCTCCTTGCGACTTTCTACATAACGTTTTGCTTCTTTAGCAAATGTATGTGGATACTTAAGGATGGCTGGTGTACAGAGCATCCAGATCTGCCCTTTACTATTGACCCCAGCTAATCCAGCTAACTCACCATTCGGCACTTTAAAATAAACCGCGTCGCTATTATTAATTGAGACGACTAAGCCATTCTCAGGATCATGTCCATGACCCTCTACTATTTCCGAACGATCTTCTGGTAACAAATTAGAAGCTACTTCTAGAGCAGCTTCCAATGTTGCAGGGTAGATATATTTAGACACGTTTGTAATTTCTATTGTTGAGATCTCCTTCCCAGTTGTACGAAACAATGGTTGCAGGAGATGGATGTTTTGATTTAATTTTTACTGTCAGTGTTTTATTTCTTTCATAACAAGGTACAGTTTCCTCACTCTTATCTAAAAAAGTTAAAGAGTTTGCATTGAGGGTATTAGCATCATTTACTTCTCTTTCTTCTGTATAGGTAGGTTTACCAAGTCTATTAATTTCAATGGAATATACTCCGACATTACCGAAGCTAAATTTCATTCTATGTATTACAAGATCTGATCTAGTATCTGCTCTCCATGATTCACCAACTTGTGTTTTGTAGTAGATAGTTGGTAGCTCTACATCCATTTCAAATAAATATCCAATGATGAATGTTTCGCCAGCCCAATTACCATAAAACTCTACGTTTGAACCGTTAATAGTACCAACGGCATATCGTCCTAAGTTATTACCACTGTCAGTATCAAAAGCTACTATGGTTGCTGATGTATTTGTAAAACCAGTAGGTAAAGGTATAGTTGTTTTATTGTGAGTTGAGTTATAAGTATTTCCGCCAGCAGTGACACTTGTACTGTGATCTAAATGAATAGGATAATCCTCCCCATCAGAAACATAATGACCTTGATCATCCAACTTAACTGAATAACGTAATAACTGATCTTTACTTCCATTCTTAACTACTACAAATAATGCATCATCAAGCATGCAATGATAGCGAACTGTTCCAGTTACGGACCAAGTAAACCAAGCTTCCATTGCTCTCTTATTTCCTATATTGAAATATCGATAACCATATATTGTAGAAGTATTTTCTTCACTAAAAAAGATTAAACTATTTTCTCTTGAGTTAGAAATTAATTTTAAATCTCTAGCAAATAATTGAGAAACAACTTTACTTTGTTCAACGACAGTCGGTTCACTTCTTCTACTAAGATTAGCCATTTCAAAGAATCGACTATATTTATTAGCGTTATCTAAGAAACCAACTGTGGTACCTAATGAAATTGGGTTAGTTTTATAATTAAAATTATACGAAGCTAACGCATTAAGTTTGATAGTAGTTGGACTTAAAATATCACTATCTGTTGTTACTAGAAATTGTTGGTTTTTAGTAAATATAAGTAATCCTTCATTGACCTGAATACCGTCGTAAACAATTGCAGGATAATTAGAACTACAAGAAACATCAATGACATCTATATTTGAAAATGTCGTTGCAGTCTTATACCAAAAGTTAAAGAAGCTCCCGGGACGGGACATAATTATATTTTCATTACTGAGCATTACTAATCTATTTCTATAGAAAAGCATTTTATTAATTGTCTTTCCTACAAAGGATGCTCTTGGGTTAGTGGAGTTAACTGATGTATCTCCAACCGCAGCTAAATCATAATCAACTTGAGATACTGTGAAAGACCCGTTAGCTTCACGAACCAACTTAATTGGCATAGTACTTTTGTCGTACTCAATTTCAGTTCCGGGCTTAGGACATTCTTCCCAAACACCATCTCCATCTCGATTATTAACACCTATAAACTTGACGAAATAATCGTCTTCTTCTGTTTGATTGCTGTTGGAGATATTAATTACCATCCCATGTTTACAGTTTTTTGGTAAATCTTCTACAGTCAAAATCTTTCCAGACACAACATTCATTAGTTGAGAACTTGGAGCTGTAGCATTAAAACTTCCAGATGATCTTGTTATGTATAATCCATTTCCTATCTGTTGAACATTGGCACTTGTAAAATTACCAGTAGCAATTATTGCAGTTCTTATATCTCCTAAGATTGACTCTGCTGTAACAGTAGTTTTTGTATCAAATGATGATGGCTTAGGTCTTATTAAACCGAGGTTCGCTTGAACTTGTGATGTACTTGTAGCTTCTACTTTTACTTTGTAATAAGCATCTTTCAAATATACATAGAAATAATCACCTGTAGACCAACCTTCACCTCCATATAAAAGATCATTAGTAGTTGTATATCTTGTTCTATATTCAACGTTTGATCCTGCGCCTACTGGTTGTGATTGACCAGTACAAGTAATACGAAAATATAAATTAGATCTACCAGACTGACCAGACTGACCAGATGAGTTGTAGATATTTACTTGATAAGAAAAATCAGTACCATTCATAGTTGATACTGCTTCATCATCTACTAATGTCCCACCACTTGATATATCAAAAATTCTTGTACCAACGTTAGGAGCTACATCATCATCATTAGGAGAAGCTGTTGAAGCATCACATCTGGTTACGTTATTAACTCTTGCTGTATGACTAGAAATTTCACCATTAGTTTGGCAATAGTTATTACTTGATCTAACTTGTTCAACACTAATTCTTGTAACTGTAGAAACACTTTGTGTCGTTGTATTATCAAATAAATTTAAAGCATACTGACTAGCATATTTAATTTGATCTAACTCTAAAAAAACTTCAGGAGGTCTGACTGGCTCAATTGTTGAAGCCATCGAAACCGTCTTAGTTCTATTGGTAATAAAAGTAAAATCGTTAACAGTAAGAGTCTGTATATCTTCATCATTACTATGAGTTAAATATGAAGTAAGTTGAGAAGCAACAGAAGTTGTGTAATTAACGGTCATCTCTGAACCGTCACTACACTTCCACATATTGATATCACCAGTTCTACTTATCTGTCCAATATATTGTTCATCCTCATCTCTGTAGTAGTGAAACCATCTACCATTAGTAACAGTATTATTTGTTCCATCACTTAAAGAAGCTATTAACTTTCCACCGGGGCGTTTCATTAGACCATGTGTTATGTCAGGTAATACATTGTCTGCAACATTAACTTGCCCCGGAACTTTTAATTCATCTGCTTGTTGGGAAACTCCTCCCGTTAATGTTGATACTAATTGAGTAACACTTGCCATTATCTAATCAATGATTTGTAAGGTTGATATGCTCTATAAGATGTGTCATGTGGCCAGCCCATAAAGGAATGATCACCTTGATTGCACTCATATTCCAAGACTGCTGCTCTTGTTATTCCTTCTTGTTGTTGTAAAAGTCCTACTAATTCTCTATTAGAAACTAATTGAGTAGCTGCTCTTGTTGATGCTTTAGCAATTATGTAACGTTGAAAGACAGAAGGAATGTCCTCAAAGGTATAGAGATAAACAACATCAAGTTCAAGATCAGTTGTAAAGACATCAGTGTGATGAACCTTGTCATAAAGTCTTCCATTACGTTTAACAAGATCCATTTTTCTATCAGCTTGACCATCATTTAGGTCGTAACGTAGATAGCTTGTAGGAATTTTTATGTAGCCAGTACCAGTTTCAGGAGACACTTTAATGTGTTCCTCAGTATTAAAATGCCAGCCCTCATTTAAACAATCTTTAATTGATTCCTCAAATATGTTGTATATAAATGCTGTTTCTGGATTTGTAAAATTTAAAGTTGTAAGTGGTGATTGACCTATGGCACCCAAAATAGAATTGACTGCGGATAGTTCGGTATCGGTTGCAATAGTTGAAGTAGCCATAAAAAAAAAGGGACCCGAAGGTCCCGTATAAGTGTATAAATTTAGAACGCAGAAGGAGCTGTAGCACCAACATAAAGTTCTACTGCGGCAGCAGGGTTTAAGTAATCTGCACCCATAGCTAGACGCCCTAATATGACATCGCCTTGGTATACAACAGACACATCCCCTGAAGTCACTTGGACTTGAGGACCTATTGCTTCCACAACACCAGCAGCTTCTTTCTGGAAGATTAAACCACAAGACTTGGCTGTCATTTCTGTAGCAGTACCATAGTCGTTGTTGATTCCAGTAGACGCACCTGATGCGTTTTCCATTGCTGGACCTATGAAAGATCCCATATTTGATGGAGAAGTTTTACCTGTTGTTCCACCAAACGCTGTACCATACTTGCCAAGGAAAGGAATGTTCATTGACTTGTACACTTTGATACCAGCGATTTCGATTATGCCATTACCAGACTGTAAAGCAGTACCTTGAACGTCTCTGTTAACGAGTCCGTTTGTACCAACAGCAGTTATAAGTTCATAATATTGACGAGGGTTAAGTACCGCACAACGTCCTGAAGAGCTTACCCCTTTTTCATCTAAAGCAGCAGCAGCTTCATAGAAAGCAGCTACAAGTTTGTCTGAAAGGAAAGCGTCTGAGTCGTTAGCTGTAGCACCAACTCTAATCTGTGTACCTCCGGGTTCAACAAAGTTGGACTTGGAGATTGGAGAAGCAGCTCTAGCTCCACGTGTTATTGCACGGAAGATAAGTCTGTCATATTTCTCAGCGAGAGCATATCCAATTTTCTTGGAAATTTCACCACGTAATTCATAGTGCGCTAGTGTCTCGTCTAGCTCATAAACAAATGCAGAACTGATTAATAAATCGTCAACTGTAATTGTTTTTTCTGCTACTGGAGGTGCTCCGTCGGAGTTTCCAAGTATGCTATTTCCCGGTGTATGGTACTCAGCAGTTGTTCTACCTGTGTAGATAAACTGTAGAGATTTTCCATTTTTTAATGATCTCTTCATTACCATGTCACGAGCGATTGTCTCGTGCTGGAATCCTTTGAACATTTCACCTGAGAATAATTTTAAATAGAGGGCACGTTTGTCGCCAGCTCCATTTGCCTGACCTAGCTGGGTTAAGCTAGTAGTCAGATCACTACTCTGATGAGCCATTTTAAATTAAAAATTAAAGGTATATTTGCTTGTCTCTTTACGTAAAAAGTTGCGAGTCTCAGTTAGACTCAGTTGTTTCGTGGTCTATCCCACCGTCTAGACGGCTGATTGGTATCCTCCTTGGAGGGCAAAAAGCCAAAGTGAAAGGGAGTCCGACTCTGAGGTGCTCCCTTTCGGTTGTCATTTACTTAGTGTAAACAACGCCACGATATACGTAAGTAACCATTGGTTTCTCCCATATACCAAAGCCCCGTTCCATGCTTTGGTTTTCATGCGTCCTAAACAGGATGAACGGAAGTCGTGGTTATTTTTTAGTTGTTT